TTCATAGCAGTTAGATCGTTCGGCTGGATATCATTTTTCTTGATAATACCGTTCAAAAAATGGTTAAAAAATAAATAACATGTACGGCAACGACTCATACGGCGGAACAGAATACGCAGGATCAAGGGCATCAAACTCGTCCGTTATAACCATAGTCTCGGGTGCATTGAACTCCGCATACCTTTTAACAAAGGATACAACCCTCAGAATGTTTACAACACTCAGAAGAGTGGTACTTGGCACGAAAGGAATGCCTGTAGAACTTCAATCAAACAACAAGCCTGTGACGCTCACTTCAAAAAGTGATAAGATAATACTATAAAAATATGCGAACACTTATTGCACCAACAGAAGACTTTATAAAGACAGAGAGGACGTACCTCGCAGCAAACGCGAGTGCCGGTACAAACGTGTCTTTGACGTTGCAAAACAATAACGGTATAGCACAATATACATACATAGTAATTGGATATGAGGGTAGTGAGTTGGCAGAGATCCAGCAGGTAAATACCGCGGTTACACCAGGGCAAGCGGTCCAGGTTGCCACACTTAAGTTTGCACATGGAAAGGATGAGCCTGTAACTGTATACCGATTCAATAAACGAAAGTTTTATGGATCGGTGACAGAGGGCGGATCATACACAGAGCTTACAGCTGACGGATCACCTGCTGACATACAGGTTGATGACCCAATAGGGACATCACTTGAATACACAGGGGTGCAAGGATACGAGTATTTCAAGTCGACATACTACAACTCACAGACAACAACCGAAACAGACATTGACGATAGTGATGCCGTCCAAGGAGATCAGACAGGTAGATACACATCGATATATGCAATTCGAAAACACGCAGGACTTCAAAACAATCCATTCTATTCTGATGGAAGAATCGAGGTAAAGCGAAAGCAAGCTGAAAACGAGATAAACAGCATGATCTTTTCAAAGTACACTCTGCCTCTTGCCGAGGTACCTGCGATGATTTCGTACATCTGCGAGCTTTTGGCAGCAGGATATATTGATTATGAGGAGTTCGGCGCAGACGGAGAGGGAGTCAAGTGGCTAGGGACGGCTAGAGCGTTGCTCAAAGCCATACAGGAAGACCGTCAGCGATTGATTGGAGTAGACGGCGATGAACTAGCCACAAAGACAATATCAAGCAGCGTACAGAGCTATCCTGACACAACTGACAATACCAACGGACCAATAAGAATGTTTACAACAAGACAAACCTTTTAATAAAAACATATGAGCTTTCAAATCAGCTGGACCATCGAGGGTGATAAACAATTCTCACGAAGATTACGGGGGCTTGATACAGACCTGAAAGACTTCACAAAGCCACTGAAGAGAATCGCCGACAGCCTGATAAAGACGTTCTCAACCGACGTATTTTCCACACAAGGTGGTGCGGTACAGGAATCGTGGGCGGCACTATCCCCATATACTCTGGCAACAAAGGCAAGAAAGGGATACCCACTTGTTCCACTTATCGCAACCGGCGCAATGCAAAAAGGTTTCAGATCGATTGTCAGTAGCGACCAAGCAGTCATCAGCAACATAGTGGATTACTTCAAATACCACCAGTCGAACAAACCAAGATCACATCTACCACGCCGAGTTATGATGAAGTTAGGCTTTCAGCAGAAAGAGCTTATACAAAAAGAGTTCCAAAGGTTTATAATGGATTCAAAGAACAAAAACTAAAAACATGCAACCATATCAAGACCCAATAATTCAAAGATACATAAAGCTCATCAAAGACAATCATGGTGATACCTTGAAAGGTTTCTATGAGGGTGACCCGATAAAGATACCAGCGTCCATGCTCCCCTGCTGTATAATCAGCAAAAACCAGACACGTGCAGGACAGATCAACAGTGCGGACGATGCACATGATATCTGGCTCACCATAACGATCATCACTGATATCCGTCAGGACTTATCCACACAAGACATTGCTCAGATAGCGCCAGGAGTATCCAGTCTCTATCAAATCGTAGAGGGCAGGGATTCAAACTACAAACTGCTTACAAATAGTATACTTAACATATTGAGGACTAATCAGTTGCTCGATGTTGCCAATAACCTCCGTACGGACCTCACATCGGTCACACGAGTAGACTATGGGCAAACACTGCGCCAGAGAAATCCAGAGATGTGGTCGACAGAGGCGAGAATAGAAATTGTCGCCAACTTCATACAGCTTAGATGATAGGGTGATTGTGGATTAAAAAATAATAATATAAAATATACATATGAAAGCAACAAGCACAGACACAATATCTTTCCCAGCACTTAACTGGGGGATTAATGCTGGCGAGGTTCGTGATTTGCCAAGCGATAAAGACGCTCAAGCAATCATCCTATCCCACCCGTCAATCTCACTGGTAGGTCAAAAGGAGAAACCAGAGCAAAAACCACTAGAAAAATAATCAATAAATATAAATAAACATCATGGCAAAAACATCAGGAACACAAGTAGTCGTAGGACTTGGAATCGAGAGTGCGGCAGCACCAGGAACAGCAGTAGCTGAGGCTGTATTCGTACCTTGGATGGATTACTCTGTGCAGACAGTGGTTGAAAAATCACACTTCACGGCTGCTCGAGGTATCCGAAACCGTACATCGGACAGTATGATTCGACGAAAATACTCGCAGGGTTCACTCGGGTTTATTCCGACCGTTGAGAACATGCCATATTTCCTATCATTGGCACTCGGCTCTGTGTCTTCAAGTACAGTTACTGACTCAGCGTACACACACACATTCACAGTACAGAACACAAACGCAACACCAAAGTCGGCCACAATGACAACAAAGTCAGGTGGCGTGCAGACAGCACAGTACACAAACATGGTATGTAACACATTCAACTTCGAAGTCAGTGATGACTACTCAAAGGCGACTGTTGAACTTATCGGACAGTTTGCAGGTACTGACACAGTCAGTGAGTCATTCGTCTCAAAGACATTGATGGCATACCACAACATGACAGTGAAGTTCGGTACTTCATTCTCAGCGGCAGCAGGAAACGCTGCTACTCCTTTAAAGGGATTCAAGTTGAACATCAACAACAATATTCAGTTGGACGAATCATTCCTATCTGGTTCGAACACGATCACATCAGGAAACCTTGTAATGGGACGATTGCAGATCACAGGTTCATACTCCCTACACTTCTCAGACACAGTAGAACTTGCAAAATACCAAGCGAACACAAAGAACGCTGCTATCGTCACAATGACTGGTGACCTTATAGGTGCGACTTCAGTACAGACAATCCAATTCAAGCTTGGTAAGTTGATTTTGACTAAACCGCCGGTACAGTATCAGCTAGACGGACTCGTTATCTTGAACCAGGAGTTTGAGGTTGAGTACGATGCTACTGATACAGAAATGGTGGCAATCGTAATCAACGCGATCAACAACGCATCTACACACGTTTACGATCCGTCATAATATTAAATAATTAAACAAAAACAAATGAGCAAAACAAAAGAAATCACAACAACATCAGGACTTAAGGCAGTTATCAAAACATCTATCACTTATGGTGACCATCAGGAAATTGTGGGTATCTGGATGGATGAGGAGAAGAGCGCTAAGAGCGAACTACTAAAGAAAGCCAACAAGGCAGGGGTGGAGAAAGTAGTAGTGTCACTTGATGGAAGTGAGGAGGCTATATACGAACGGTTCAACAACCTAGACCTTGAGGACGGATCAGAGATCATGGTAGAAGTAACAGCCGTACTAAACCCAAAAGCGGGAGGGAAGACATCGTCACCTACATCACAAGCGGAAACCTCAGAGGCGAAATCTTAAAGATTGAGATTTGCAAGGTGTTCGGTTGGACTTCCCAAGAATATGATGCGCAGCCGATAGGTTTCATAAACCTAATCATAGAAAAAATGAGAGTGGACGCGGTGTCTAAAGGCGCAAAGCCATCGGTGTCCGCAACTAATAATTAAAAACACCATGGCATTATTCGGGGACAATGACGTAACACTCACAATAAAAGCAAAAGACGATGCATCAGCTGGTATCAACAGCGTCATCGGAACAGTCGGCAAAATGGCTGGTGCTTTTGCTATTGGAACAGTTGCAGTCGGAGCAATGCGATCAGCATTCGGTATCCTCGAAAATGAGCTTATATCGACAGTAAAGTCTTTCAAAGAATCAGAGGCTGTTGCAGCACAGACAGACGCGGTATTAAAATCAACCGGACATGCGGCTGGATTGACTGCGCAAGCGGTTTCAGAGTTAGCATCAGCGTTTGAGGCACAGACAACATTCGGTGATGAGGCAATACAAAGTGCGGAAAACTTGCTACTTACGTTTACCAACATAGGTAAGGACGTATTCCCCACTGCCACACAGACTGTATTGGACATGAGTCAAGCGTTGGGACAAGACCTGAAGTCATCAGCAATACAGCTCGGTAAGGCACTACAGGACCCAATACAGGGGGTAAACGCACTGCAAAGAGTTGGTGTGAACTTCACACAGTCACAACAGGATGTAATCACAAAGCTCGTAGATACAGGAAAAGGGCTTGAGGCTCAAAAGCTTATCCTTGCAGAGCTTAACAAAGAGTTCGGTGGATCAGCCGTAGCTGCCGCACAGACATATGGCGGTCAGTTGGAGCAGATGAAGAACAAGCTTGATAACTTCAAGGAAGTTGTCGGCAAAGGAATACTTGAGGGGTTTGTAAAAGGTCTAGACGAGGGTACAAAGAACAGCAAGCTGTTCGGAGACATGATAGGAAACGCTGCAAGCATAAGCGATGTCCTTAGAGATGTCATATACAAGCTAACAAAGGGAGTAATAGAGTTCCTTGATTGGATCTACAAGATGACCGGATACGTAAAGGATTACGTAATACCAACGTTTGAGATTTTAGCAGGTGGAATAATAGCCGTGTTTGGAGCGATGAAGACAGCTGCCGCATATGACGGTCTGGTCATTGCATTGAGAGCAATAACAAGCGGTGCAGGGTTTGCAGCAACAGCGATGTTTGGTCTAGGATCAATGATAGATATCGTTAAGATAAAGATGTTGCAGTTTCTTGCAATACCAGGACTTGCACTGGGTGCTGTAGCGGCGGTTGCAACTGGTGCAGGAATCCTCATAACGAACTCAGCCAAAAAACTCGGGGATATATATGATCAGCAAGCAGTAGCGGCGAAAGAGGGTGGTGATAAAATGGTGACTTTGGTAAAGACATCGCATGCAAAACTGGAAGATGCAAAGAAGACACACAATGAAAAGGTTATAGCATTTGCACAAGCACAATATGATAAGGTAACAGCACTCGTACAAGCTGGTAATGGATAAATAGATGCATCTTTACAAAAAAGAGTACAGAGTACACAAGAGGCACTAAACAACGA